CCGAGGCCACCAGCTCCACCATTGAGTTGGTGAAGTTCGGCACGCTCAGATCCAGCAGGGCCAGCAACGAATCGACCGGCTCCGGGGTTGGTTCGGCGGTAGCCGGCGGCCCCAGGTAGGTTTCTTCGACCATGCGGGTCTCGCCGGGGGGTACTAATTTGCCCCCCATGTAGCGGGGGGCTTTGGTGTCGTTGTGGGCGGGCACTAATGCCATCGGTTTTTCTCCTTTTCAGGTTAACGGCCTGGCGTTAGCTGCTTATACAGCAGCCCGCGCGGTGACCGAGTAGGCGATGACCGAGGTCAGGCGGTTACGTACCGGTGCCGGCACCTTCATGCCGACGTATTGCTCGCCGTAGGCGATTTTTTTGCCGGTTGGCAAGCCGTTGGCGCCGACGGCCTCAAACGGCTGGCCAATCGACCAGGGTTTAGAAATGGTGTACCCCTGTAGTCCGCGTGGACCGACAATAATCCGTTCGTCGCCGAGGTCGATGCCGGCGGCGTTGGTGCCCCAGGCGTTAATGCCTTTGATGCGTTCAAGATCGCCGCCGGGAGTGGTGTCGGCTCCGTCGCGGCGGGCCTGGGCGGTAAAGTTCTCTGCGTTGGTGGCGGTGTCGTTAAGTACCGGATTCATTAATAGAAAATCCGGCTTAACCAGCCGGTCAGCCATGAGCAGCGCCTTGCGGGCGCCTACTGCCTGCAGCAAACCATTCAGGTGTTTTTCCAGCGTGGTGCCACCGGGCACGTCAAGGTCAAACTTGGACACGTTGGTGGCGTAGCTGTAGCTGATGGTGTTGGTGCCGGTATCGGCCGGGGTTTGTGCCACGCCGGCTTCGTTAACCCACTGGATATACCCGAGGTTGTAATTAAGCACCCGGTAGTAAGTGCCGGAAGCCTGGCTGCCCGACCCATCGTAGGGAGTGATGGTCGTGCCATTAAGCACCAGCACGATGGGGTTGCTCTCTGACCCAATCGCCGTGCCTTGCAGGTCGCGTTCCTGGTGGGGGCGGACCAGCGGAAAGTTCGCCGTTTTAAACGTATGCGTGGCGCCGTCGACCTGCGCGTCGATGGCTTCTGCCGACACCGCCACCGCGCCGTAGGTGTCGGCGCTGCGCTGGTATTCGTTGGCAAGCCGGGCGGCGGTCAGGTCGCCCATCAGGCGACCGTTGGACTCGACATTGCGCGCCCAGGCCGACCAGTCAATGGCGCTACGGTCGGAAAAGTGCATCACCTCGTTACTGAGGTTCATGCTGACCTTCATCGCGTTGATGTAGGCGGTATCCATTAACTGGGTGACGCCGGCGGACGGGATTTCGTTGCCTTCATAAACCAGCCCCTGGTTGATCACGTTGGCCAGGTCGCGCACCTCATAGGGGATCTGGGTGGTGGCGGTGGCGTTGGGGTCCATCTGGGTGGAAACCAGGTCAAAAATCTGCTGGTCAGCGAGGGCTTCGCGAATCACCGTGCGCTGGAACCCCACCGGTAGATCGGTGTCGCTGATCACTACCTCACCGCCGGCAAGGCGGACGGCTTCGGCGCCCAGTCGGCGGGCGTTGCGGCGGTCAAAGTCAGCCAGCACCACGGCGGCGAAACTGCCCTCTTCGGGCTCTTTTAGTTTGATGTGGCCCAGTTGGTGCTGGCTGGACCGCTTTAGCGCGTCATCGATCTGGCCCTGCATTTTCTGCACGGCGCTGGCGTCGGTCTCGCTCAGGGTGACCGCGCCGGCGGGTCCCACAAAGCCCCGGGCCTGCAGGCTGGCGGCAACGGCCATCTGGTCACACAGCTGGATGGCGTTGGCAGCCAGGGCGTCGACGCTGGCATCGGTATGCGCGGCGGTGATGCTGTCGCCCAGGGTGTAGATCTGCTGTTTCTGGCCTTCGGGGATGCTTTTAAACCCTTCGTGGGCATCGAGGGCATCGGTAAAGCGTTTGCGCTGGGCGCTTTCGTTCTGTGCTAGTTGGCGGGCGGCGTCGGCCTGCTGCTGCTGCTGTAGGGCCAGCTGCTGGGTAACCACTTTGGCAACGTCATCGGCGGATAGCTGCACGGCCGCGGTGCCGCCGGGGCTGGACCCAGGGTCTGCCCCAGCCGGGGCTGGCTGAGCTGCTAGCTGTAGCGCGGAATGGATGTTACCCGCCTGAGTGATGGCGTTATCGGTAATCAGTTTGGCGGTGGCGTCGTCGGCGGTGTCGCCGAGGGCGGTTTCCCAGCTCAGCTTGATGCTGGCAACAAGATCTTCGGAGAGCTTAAAACCGGCAATGGCGGCCAGTAAAATAGCCAGGTATTTTTCTTTCATGTCGACGATCTCCGTGGTGAGCTGTCGGGTGAGGGAGGGGGTAATAGCAATGTGGCGGTCGTCGGCGGCGTGGGCGGATAGTTGCAGGGGCCCAGGGTCGACGGCGGCCAGGTTTTTAACCCGGGGGCGGGTGGTGAGCGCGGCGCCCTGCAGTAGCGGGCCGTGCTTTTCGCCGGTTTCGGGGTTTTTGTAATTCGGGTGGTAGTCGGCGCTAAAGTAGCGAAAGCCTTTTTTGGTGACGGCTTCACGGCCGTGGTCGGTCCATTCGATGCGACCGCGCAGGTCGTTGCCTTCCAGCTTTAGCTCGCGAATAAATCCGGCGGCGCCGCTGCTAAAGTCGTGCGACAGGTCAATGGACAGGTCCTGCCCAAAAATGTTGGCGTTAAAGTTGTCCACCATGGCGGACAGCATCGGGCGGGTAATTTCGACTTCGCCGTAATAGTCGTCGTCGAATTTAACGACCCGGGTGATGGTCTCCCAGGTCTCGACGGTTTCGGCAGCGGCGAGGGACAGCTGTTCGCCCATCAGCAGGATGTTGGCGTCGCTAATGGCGGCCTCTAGCTGGATGGTAAACGGGCGGTCTGGTCTCATTTTTTCAACCCCAAAAACGCAAAAAGCCGGGCACCCGCTAAGGTGTCCGGCTTGGTCAATCTGCCTTTAATGGGGCTATTCTGGCCTATGTGGCTGTTGTGTCAAGTTTTTTTGTTAGTCGCCAACGGGCTGGCAGAAATAAAGCGGCAGCGGCACCCAGGTGGTGCAGCGACATTTAGCGACCGCCTGGCCGTGCTCGTTGATCTTGATAATACGGTTGTGGATCACGTCGCCATCGAACACGGATTTGCGGCACTGGGGGCAGGGGATCTGCTGGGGCACGATTGGGGAAGGCACCATGACGGGCGGGGGCTGGGGTTTATTCATGGCTCGAACTCCGCCACGTTGACCCCTTGCCGGGCCAGTCGCTTTTTTAGGGTTTTCCATTTGGTGGCAATGCTGCGCTCGCCGACCTGACCGGCCAGAAAAGCCGCGCGCTTGCGCACACCGCCGAGCACCGCGGCCTGGGTGGCGCCGCCTTGCTCGTGCAGCCAGTCGATACGGGTCTGCTTGCCGGCACGATCGGCGGGGCTGATTTCGTCGGCAAACACCACCTCGACAAAGCTAATGGTGTTGGGGTGGGCAGGCCAGGGGTTGCGGTCACGCGGGTAAACACCGGGCCCGAGTCCGTAGCGGTTAACGCTGGCGTGCATGTCGCAGATGTCGGGGCGAGGGTGGCGGGGGGAAAGCAAAAACCGGGTGGCAACAACATCCGGGTGCTCAAACGCGGCGGCCATGTAAGCCTCGCCGTGGGCACGGTTAAGTTCGGTGCGCATGACTCGCTGCACGTTAGCCCGGGCGCTCTCTTCGCCGTTGGTAAGCAGGGCGGCGGCCTGCGGGGCGATGGCCTCGGCAGCGGCCTGGCGTTCTTTGCCATTAAGCCCCACGGGCACGGGCTCACCGCGGCGCAGCAGGTCGGCGGTGGCCTCGCTGGCAGAATTGCCTTGAATGATCGCCTGGTTAATGGCTCTAACCACCTCTTCGGCGGTGCCGGTGTCGATGTTCCAGAGCCGGTCGGATAGCTGCAGGCCGTCGGCCTCGACAAACAGGGTGATCTGGCGCACGGTTTCGGCGGCTATCTGCTGGCGGGTGGCGGCGCCAATGGCGACGGCCAGCGCGGCGGTGCCTTCTTCGGCGGCCTGCTGCATGCCTTCAAATAATTGTTGGTTGCGGTCGATCGCTAACTGGCGCAGGCGGGTTTCTATCTGGCGCTGCAGACTGGTTAGCTGCTCTAATCGAATAATGCCCAGGCTGTCGCCGCGGGCGCGAATCAGGCCCTCAATATCCGCGGCGGCCTGGCGATAAAGATCCTCGATGCGGGCCAGAAACAGGGCGTCGGTGGTGCTGTGCTGGTCGCGGGCGGCTTTGGATGCCCGCTGGATGGCGGCTTTTATGCGCGCCTGCTCAGGGTTTAAGGTTGCCACGACAGGCACCCGGTCCAGGTGAGCGGGGCGGCGGGACCGGTGACAAACACCGTGATTCTCGGCTCGGTGGCCGTAACGATGTGGCAGAGGATGGTTAGAAATCGGTGTTGTTTGGGGTGCTCCAGTATCAACAAAATGGCCGGGGGCTTGCCGGTCATCTGTCCGTAGTGCAGGGCCTGGCCGATGCCTTCGGCCCATTTGTCGGCAAAGTCGACCTCGACGGCGAATCGGTCGGTGAGGCAATCCACCCGGGTGCGGTCGGGTAGCACCACCTCGGTCTGTCCGTGGGCGGCGTCGCACCAGGTTTGCTGGTAGGTTTTTTCGTGGTTTAGGCGGGCGGCGTTGGCCTGCCCCAGCTCTTCCAGGTGTATCCCAGCAGTGATTGATATAAAAACCACAGCAGCCAGAATCGTCCAGGCTGCAATAGTAGAAATCACCCCTTTAATTGCTGACATTGGTCGCACTCTCCTTTTTACGCTGGTTGCCGGGGGTAATGGTCACCCGCTGGCGGGTTTTGTCCAGGTCGGTTTCTTCGTCTTCATGGTCGGGGTAGGGGTCTTTACTGGCTTTTTCGGTTTTGCGCTGGGCGAGTTCTTTGTCGGGGTCGAGTCCGGCGGTGCTCCAGACGGTGCGCTGGCTAGCGCCAAGGGCGGATTGTTTAAGGGCGCGGTCGGTGGCCTGGTTGGGGGTCTCGGTGCGGCGCTCGCTGTATTGAACGCAGAGCCCGGGAATACTGTCGGGGTTGATGCCGTTAAGCAACAGGTGCAGCTCAAACCCGGTCTGGTAAACCATGGCGGCGCAGTCCTGCAGGGCGTCGAGTTCGTCGAAGAAGGCTCGCTGCAGGTCTTCGAGAATATCCCGGTTGAGTCCGTCGCTGTAGCCGAAAATGGCTTTGTCGCCGGGGGCCGCGGCAAAAAAGGCGTTGAGCAAATAGATAACGTCCGCGATCTGGTCGAGGTTTTCATCCCCCTGCACGGCGGTGACCGCGCCTTTGGTGTTTGAGTAGTAGTTGGTTGTTATCTCTTTCTGATCATTCTCCACCTGCGCCTGGTAATCCTTCAGCTCAGACGCGCTGGCTCCCTCCAAAAAATGAGCGGTGCGCATCGGGGCTCGCTCATTGCGGCGCACCACCATGTCGCGCTCGGTCATGCGCAGCTTTAGCAGGGTTTCGCGGACGGCATCGAGCCAGGGGCGGCCCAGGGCACCAAAATCATCGTAGTTGTTGGGGTCGAGCCGGCAAACGGTGAGCTGCCACAGGGCAAAGGTGGCGATGCTGCGGTGGCTGCTGGGATCGATCTGCTCATAGGCGGCCAATGGGTCGGGAAAAACACCGTTATCGTCCGCCAGGGGTTTGATGGTCTCGGTGGGCATGCGCACGCCGCGAATAACGGCTTTCTGGTTGGGATCGAGCACCCATTGCATGCACAGGTTGCCTTCCATCATCAGGCCGCGAATGTCGCTTTTTAGTTTGTCGCGTTTATCGAGGTGGCAGGCCGTGGAAAATTGCCGCCAGTGCTGCTGTATTTTTGGGGCGGGCTCGGTGGTCTGCAGCCACAGTCCGCCTTTAACGGCCATGCTGCTGGTTTTGTTGTGGATGGTTTTTACTCGGCCATCCTGCCGGTCGAGCTGGCGAAGCTGCAGGATGGCTGCCCGCAGGGACGGGTCGACGTAGAGCCGCTGGTAGGTGCGGGCAATGCGGTCGGTTTCGTTAACGGTGCTGCCCTGTTGGGCGCCAGCGGCTGTTTTGCCGTCGCTGCGCGGGTTGGCCTTTACGGCAGTGGGCGCCCGGGAAATCCGAGCGACCAGGTTGCTAACGATATCCATGTCGAATCCCCAGGTGATTGATTTGGTTGAGCAGGCTGTAGATCTGCAGGGCGGTGAGTTCTTTAGGTAATCCGGCGTACACGTCGCGGCTGCCGAGCAGCACCAGCCCGGCGGCGGGCGTGGCGCCGCGGGTGGTGAGCGCCCAAACGGACGCCATGGCGGCGTCAAACAGGTCGTCGCCGAGTTTGCCGTTAACCATTTTGTAACTGCTGTAGCTTTTGGTGGTCTCGACGGGCTTGATGTTGCTCAGCTGGCGCACCAGGGTGCGCAGGTCTTCGGTGCTGGGGTCGTCCAGGTCGAGGTCGTCCACGTACGGGATAGCGACCTGCCCGTTATGAAAGATTGACCGCAGCGCGGTGGCCATGCTGTGTTTGGTCATGCCTTCAAACTGAATCGGGGCAAACGGCCAGCTCGACCAGCTGCTGGCGTTGCTCTCGCCGTCGTTGATGGTGCGGCGGTCGATCGGGGTTAGCTGCTCAGCAAAAAGGTCGTCGTTAAGCTGGGTAAGCATGCCCACGCCAAAGGCATCACCCAGGGCGTAATCGGGATTAAAGTAGCGCCAGAAACCCTTGAGATCGCGTTTAACCACCTGGTCATCAGCGCCGGGCGCCCAGGTTTTGCAGAAAATAAAACAGGTGAAGTTACCGATTTGCTCAGTAACGACAAAGGCGTGGCGGCTGGATTGTGG